CGAATATCTTCCTCTGTATAATTTCCGGATTCCTGTAAAATTGAAATAATAATACGGAAAGCTGCTAATATAAAACAAGCTGGCATATTTTTATCAAAATTTTCAAAATCTCCATCAATAATACGATCAGTCCCATATTTTGTAACATGTTCATACAGTTTTCCCCATTCATTTGATTGAGCAACTGTACCAATTGCTGATTCGAAACTTAATTTGTGATTTTGAATTAATCTGATTGCTGATAAAAAGTACTTTCGCACAAGTATCAACCAGTCAACAGGAGCGCCAGCAAAGACACGAGTTTTACCACTTTTTGCTTTTTTTGAAAGATACAGGTTCATCCTTCAAATGAGCGCAAAAATTAGGCATGGCCCTTTCACCTTGCTTATATTTTGATAGGATAACATCCACTCTACTCATGATTTCATCATCAAAATAGACCGGATCAAGCAAATCCCCTTTTGGGGGAGCAGGATGCATGAAATATTTTTTACTTTTCTTCCAGGGGTTTCCTGCACTTGTATTTCTCTTTATCTTATCAACATACGCGATCCCAGCAGCTCCATTGATAGCAGTAAAGTTATCATAGACATGGAGTTGTTTAATTTCATCTTTGGGAATCTTTTTTAATATATCATTGAGAAAACCTTGAACGCACTCTTCTAGAATATCATTATTAATATCAGTAGTGACATTAGTCATAGGCAGAGCTGCTATTCGCCAAGGTTCCCAAGTTTTCATAACAGGTTTAGTGTATCTGATCTTATAACCCTCCTTTGACAGAACATTTACTAGAGGTGTAAGACCCACACGGGATTTTGGACTAGCACGGTATCCTTTAAATGATCCGTACACCATTGCATTACCTTTTTCAATATATCTAAATACTGATTTTCTATGCAATTGGCCAATCTCCCTTTTCGCAGTCTCCGAAGATAACATCGGCGTCCCTCCTTGGATTACGAAAGGGCTATAATGAAATTATCAAACATTTCTGCGCACAATTTCACAACTCCAACATTATCATCACCACCAATAATATGCATTCCGCAAATTGTCTTACCAATTGGCGTATCACATATAAGAATAGTGCCACAATCACCATTTGATGTTGGTTCTTCAACCTTACCTCTCCACATATCAAGAGTTTTGCCAAATTCTTTAATATATCTAACATAAGGTTGTATCTTTTGAACACTCTTTGTTTTAAGCTCACCACTTGGTGCTCTGCTCACATATATACCATTAAAAACACCATCAAAACCCTTCTTCGGTAAATATTTAGAAATACCTTTCTTTGGTGGTAAATTAGGTAAATGCAAAACACAAATATCATTATCTGCATAGCGTTTAATTTGACTATTACTCAAATTAATCCAAACATTGGATGTTATGCCCTCTTTTGAAGGTTGATGAATAATTTGTATATAACGTGTCCCAGTAAATTCGGGAATCATATGGTTGTTACACAAATAATACTGTCCTTTCAAACACGTCGCTCTGCCAGGAATTGCGGATAATAAACCAGTCTTTATCTTAAAACTTACACAATTTTTGGCAATTAATTTAATAAAATCATTCATTTCCATACCATGAGTTGATGTGATTTGTGGCGATAAATCTAAGGAACTTAATTCAAAATCCTTTTCATACCAAACATTTTCTCGTTCCTTTTCCTTCTTTTCAGGAGCTTTGCCAATATCCTCTGTTTCATAGGCTTGTACTTCAAAACTCCTCAAGAATTTGAATAACATTGCCCCAGAAGCCAGAAGAATAACAGCACAACTTAGGAATTTGTTTTCACCAATTTTTGTTTGAACTCGTTTGCCTAGATTAGCCCAGTAAGCTCTCTCTCGTAAGTGATCAAAATTACCCAATCGAAAATATGAGGTTAATTTACCTAATATATTATTCAACTTAAGGCGATCACAGACAACTTTAAAAAGAACATACTGAACTTGTAAGGTTGCAAGGAGAGTTACCAAATACTGTACAAACATTGTGGCGCAAAAGGCATTAATTTCTTCAAGACTCTGCAATTCACATTCACACATTGATT